AATTGCCACAAATGGATTGGCCAGCATAACTACTGTCAAAAGCCTAAAGGCAAACATTGCCAGACCAATGCCTACCCGCAACAAATTGAATGCAGTAATAGCAAAGCCGACAATTCCAACAATGGCACTGATCGCAGCCCCCATCACCGCGAACGCAACACCGATCCCCAAAAGAATACCTAACAACGGACCCAGAACGGGAGCAAAGGCGGAAAGTATTTCAGCCACCACACGAAGGACTGGACCAAGAATCTTAACCGCTGTCATAAGGGTGCCGCCGAATGCCTGCGCAGCAGAAACAACAAACGGAGTGATGGCTGTAAGAATCGGCCCCAACTCGCGCAATACAGTAAGGAACACATCACGGAAAACCTGTGACAATGTTATCACGCCCGTGGCAAAAGACTTGAGCGCCTGCTGCCCTTCAATGGACTTAAAGAATACCGCTATCTCTTCAGTCACACTGCGGATAGCTTGTAGCGCACTCCCGCCCTGTGTTTCAAACGCACCAAATATACTACCAAAAATACTGCCGATATTCCTCAGGATATTCCACAGATCACGGAAAGCTTCAATACCACGGTCAATCCAAGCTCGCAAACTCCCGTCCGCCCTAGCCCGGGCAGTAAAGGCTGCAAACCGCTCCATGAGCGGCCCGAATCCCCCGGTAAGATCATTGAGAGCCTGCATCCCAATAACCCCAACATCACGCAACGCGCGCAATAGGGGTTGAAATCCCAATGCTAATTTATCGACAATTTGGCTGGTTAGGTTGAACCCCTCAGCCATATCTCGAACAGTACTGGGATCTTTCAGGAACGCTGTGAGTTCTTTTGCGGCCCGGTTGAGCGAGTCTGCAATCTGCCCCAAACCAACATTCAGGACAGGAAGATAAATATTGGCTAAGTCGCGTACCTCCGCCGCCATACCGGCGAATAGTCTTTGCTGCACTGCCTTTTGGAGCCTAGAAAACTCCGGGGCGAATTCACGTAACGTGCGTAAGAAATCCTGGGCGGCAGGTGCCAGGTCCTTGATAGCCTCTTCAAATTCCTCTGGGGACTTGCCGATAGCCTTGAATCCTGCACCAACACCCTTGAGGCCGATAGCTAGTGTGGCGCCCGCCGCAACGAGCGCAAAGATACCTCCCGGCAACAACCCCACTACACCTGACAGATGCGACAGAGCATTGGCTATCCCAGCAACAAGAACAACTGCGCCATGCAATGCACCGGCAGCAGCCGACACCAAGCCAATAGCCTTAGCCAAGGCAGTGGCAATCTTTACCCCAGCTATTAATGCGCCAACTGCAATCGCAAGTCGTGCGATAATCGTGATGGGTCTTCCTAAGCGAGTAATACCATCGCCCATCCGACGGAACCCACGACCAGCGGTATCGGCATCTACCCCCAGTTTACTTAATACCTTGGACACTATGCCGAGCCGAGACAGCTTGTCAGCCAATGCACCGATTAGCCGAGAACTCGCCGCCAAGAGTGCAATTACTGCCGCAAGTCTAACAATATGTTTGATGACGCGAGGGAATCCGGCAATCGACTTGGGGACCGCACCAGCTGCAACAGCAAACGAACCCAGGATACCGATCCCGCCACGCAGACCTAGTGCAGCTCCCCCCATGGAACTGGTAGCCCGAGAGATACCAAGAAAGATTGCCGCTGTACCAGCCAGCAGTCCTACGGTCCGTGCCATACGCTCGCTATTGGAAGTAAAGTCCCTGCTGAAGATACCGAAGGATCGCCCAAGTCTCTGAAAGCGTTGGACCATACCTTCGGCTTTGTCGCCAGTTGCGTCAAAATCCTGCCGAGCCTCTTTCATTCCCTTCGGGTCGTAGTCAACCTTGATCTTCCCATGTGCTGTCCCAAGATCATAATCAGCCGTCGGACTCACCTCCAACCTACGTGTTGCGCGCCTGTAGGTGGATCACAATCACATTGCAGGGTCCTTAAACCTACCCTTTGTATCTCCAGTTATGTATTTATTCAAAACCATCATACGCTTAGCTGTGGCCGATTTGGTAGTCTTAGCCTTCTCTGAAGCTTGTTCCATTTCTGCGTCAACTACACTTCCAAAAGACCAAACAGCCCTGTCAAAGTAGAACTTGACAAGAGGATCAAGCAGGCCGGCCAACTCGCTCGGACGAGTCTGCATCGACTGACTCATCCTCCAAATCTCCCACATCCTTCGTGGGCTCTTCACGAAAATTGGCAATCTTGGATACTCCCGAGAAACAAACCTCAAAGAGGTGCATCTTGTCGCCAAGGTCAACTGTATCAGTGTAAACCTTATCTGGCATTCTTTCCTCCCAGGTAAGGTCCACCTCTTCCCCCGTCTCCTCGTCAATCCGGACCGGACGAGTGAGGGCAGGAGCCACTACAACTTCCGCAATAATCCTGTCCATCATCAGGATGAGATCGCCAAACTTCTTTGGATCCTTCATAATGCCACGCATGGTGTCTTGCTCGCGCGCGACCTCGCGTTCGGCCAGAACCTTCTTGCTTACTTGGCGATCTTTCGCCTGCTTTACCTTAGCTTTGGGATCAGTATGCTCACTGGCCAGAAGGCCAAGTGTGTCCATCTGATCAACCATACCCAGCTCGACTAAATCAGTAAACTGCAACTTACGCGCCAGACACTTCTGCCCGCTTGGGCAGGTAACTTCAAATGTGGGGTCGGCACCCCACATAGTGGGAGTGTATGTGTCGTTGTTTGCCATGGGCTCCTGGGCCTCCTAAAATTGGGTAATGCGCGGGTAATGCCTAGCTTGCGGTAGGGTTGGCGGTCGGGATGAGAGTAATCGGGACTGCGGTCTCGTTGTGGACAAAATCGTAGAGCAGATCGAACGTTCCACTCAGCGGCAATGCAACGCCACTAGCAGAAGTCACGAAGAACTCTCCATCCTCAAACTCACCTTCCACATTCTCATTCACCTTGCAACGATAGAGGAAGGCGTGCACATCCCCGCCACTGTCCGAGATAGCCTGCCCCTCGCTTCGGAAGTAGGGGCGCTGATCGCTACCCCGCTTCCGCATAATCACCTTCTTGTTTGGCGTGATCCCGGACTCGATAATGGTGCCACCAGTCAGAATGGACCATCCATCCAGGTCCATACCGCCAGCTTCCAGCTCCCATTCGACCTGCGCACCCTTACCGTGGGTAGCCTTCAGCGCATCGTCACCTCGCAATTCAGAGAACTCTTCGGCCTCCGAAAAGCTGAGGGTCTGCATGTTGGGAAGGTCAGTACTAGTGGCTCCCAGGGTGAAGCCTGCCGCATCGATGTACCTGGTCAGTTTCAAATCCCGCATTCCATATGGAAGCGGGGTGGTCAGACCTGCCATTTCTACCTCCTTGGATTCTTGTAGCGCTTAGTCTCTATCAGGTTGCCGGTAAAACTATTGAACTTATGGAGCACTACCACTCCATTGGTCGCTCCGCAATACCGAGAATTACACTTCACCTCTACAAAACCTCCATCACAGGTGCCGTGTTTCTTACTCGGGCAACGAAGCTCCATGTCACTTGGCTTCGACTACCTGGAATCCGCCATCCTTCTTGATGACCTCCATGGCTTCCGGATTCACGGAGTCGAGCGGCAGGACATATCCATTGGTCTCATCCCAACGCAATGGACCCTGCCCATCGTTCCCTGCCCCCTTCCATTCGCCAGCGGAAATGGTTCGTACCGTGGCACGGCCGATGTAGTAAATACCCGGATCGGCATCTTCAGAGATCGCATCCACCTTGCGCGGGGAGACACCCATCGCATCCGCGAAGGTCTGCCCCCGCGTCTCTTCGACAACCTGGGGGCCTTGATTCTGCGGCGGCTCGACTTCTCGTGTCACCGGGTGATCCTTTGCCATTTCAATACCTTTCGTAGTAGTGATCGCAGTACCCCTATAGTACCTCGAACGCCATATTACAGGTTATTGTGTCATACCCTCCATCCACCAGATCCCCACTCGCTCCAGAGTACCGGACGCCAGTCAATCGTTCAGCGCCTTCCCTGACATCATAGAGCGGCAATAGTATCGTCTTGACCCTTTTCAGTACATCCTTGAGTTCGCCAAAGTTCGTTGACTCTGCTCGCTTACGATGAGCCCAAACTGTTAGGATGACGGGGCCAAGAGCATCATCCTCGCTGCGAAGCCGGACACTTTGCTCTTCCCAACGGAGAATGAGAAACAGACCATTGGCCGGCGTACCGTCAATGGAATGAGTCGGGAAAATCCTATCCCCATTGATCCCCATATCTTGTAGCTCAGGATCGGCGGCCAATCTGTTGAAAACAATTACTCGGCTCACGGCAACCTGCCAAACAATCCGTCGAGTTGCCGCATCATGTCCTCACCAATCTTGCGCACGCTGGGCAGGATGACTTGGTAGTCCCCCGAGTTGGCGACCTCAAGCCAAATGCCATAATGCATGGAGTGCGCCAGAATGATCAGGTACTGCTGCGAAGTGAACCGGGTAAGGGTGAAAAGGCCAGACCGAGCCGCGCCAGTCCTGTCAGTCCAAGGCGCCGTGGTCTTCATGTGAGCTTCGGCCCTGGTCGCCTGAAACCCAGCAATAACCCTAACAGCTCGGTCTACTTCTGGCGGAAGTTGTTTAAGCCTGCGATCCAACTTTCCACTGTTCCATGTGAACTTCATCAATCCACCGGATGCTTCCCAATCGAATGAACCCCGGCCTTGGTCTCATATCCGTTGTAAGGAATCATTCCGACAACCTCCCAATGCTGCCCGGAAGAATCCACCCACCAATCACCCGGCTCGATTACCGCATTCCATTCCCCAATAAGAACATAGCTGTACTGCCGTTGCCTGCCATCTCCACTTTCCACAACGCCGCTGAAAGCTGGTTCGGCAACCAACATGAATTTCTGCGGAGCCCGAACAGGACCGTTAATCCAATCCGCAGCCCCACCTGACCTAGGAGTCTTGACCCTGGGAGTTAATTCAATAGTGACAGAATCGGTGGCAATAAACCAATTGGTGGAAGCCCGTAGAGTCTGCATTGTAATATCGTCAGATATCATGATCAAACCCTTTTGATCTGAACGGAACGACGACCACGCCGCACAGTCGAGGCCGGGACTTCGGGATCGGGAGTCACTTCCTCTTCAGCGACAAGAGCACGGTAGATCGCCGCCATTTCCTTGGCATTTCGGTGGATCGCAGAGAGTTGGCGAGAAGTACCAGACTCCGATATGTCGATTAGGTGTGCTGTTTCTGCCGCCCGCTGCGCCCACCATTTGGCAGCAATGTAATTGGCACTACGACCTGCATCTAGCGCAGCATTGATCGTAACTTCAGTCCAGCCACCCGACTCAGCATCCGGCCCAAGTAACTTTTGAACTTGTTCAATCTGCTCAATATCTGCCACGGCCACTCCTTGCGTAAAAGGGGGTGAGACGGACTCGGCCCAGGCGCGAGAAACCGAGTCCGTCTCAGCTCAATACCCCCGGCCCTACAGAGCCAAGAGCAGCCTCTCCTGCAGCTCTGGCTTGTTTCCTACAGTGGACTGCTCGCGCTCCTTGAGTTCGGTGCGCAGCTCCTCCACCGTGAGGGAATCCACCCACTCCTCATCCGACATGGCGTCGACGTCGCTGTCGTCGGCAGCACTGTCGGCGTCAGCACCGTCATTGTCATCGACAGCAAGACCAGTCACGTGGTCTGAACGGGAGAACCGCAGTTCGTTCTCATTGACCTGATTCTCCATGCCACGGTCGATGAGGTACTGCTTGTCCGTCTTCGAGAGTGGCTCGTAAAGATCAATCTCACGACTCATACCAGACCACCTCCACGAGTGTATCCGACGGGAGGTGCGTACGCTCCCGCGTTGTTGAACTGCATGACACAAGCCCCGGCGCGCTGCCGAATACCAGAGCCGAAACCTCGCGAGTAGTAACTGTCCACGAGCGGGTAGCGCTGCTGATTGCCGGGAAGCAACCGCAACCCTCGGTAGTCTACGTTGGCGTGCTCGCGCAGACCGACCGGGTTTTGCAGGTCACCCTCGCCACCGCTACCGAGGCAGAGCAGATAGTCCAGCGGGATG